TAACATTTTTATTCCAATGTCAGGGGAGCACTAAGCTCCCCCAACACGTTTTGTTTAGTTATCAATCACTATCTGTAAACAATGCTGTTCCATCGGAGTCTGCATCATCAGAATACACACAACCTGAAACCATCCATTGATCAGATGTTATCTTTGTTAACTCTATCCATGAACCTACTTCACCACCAGTATTCGCAGCATCAGCATCAAGGATAATATTACAGTCATTAGCTGCTGGTAAAACTGCATGAGCAAAACCAGCTGTAGTAGATGCAAGTATTACACCTCCTACAAAATCGTCACCACCATCATCTGCAATATCTCCTGTCTTTATTGTATAAGCATTATCATTCGCTGTTTGAACAATAAATTTTACACTAAATCCAGTATAAACATTTGCATCTGTTGGTAACGTAACTGTTATAGCAGAACTGCTATTCAAAGACATGATCTTACCTGAATCAGCCTTTACAAGCGTTTTATCTGCAGTAACATCTACAACGCCTGCTGTTG